CAAAGTGTGTGCTGGCAAGCATCCAGAGATCGAAGCTCGTGCCATTGAAGAAGGCTGGAGCGTTACCAAAACGGAGTTGGCAGTGCTGCGAATCGAACGACCCAAGGCTCCTGATCAACAGGCAAGCCAACCGATGTACCGACGCGAAGTCCTCGAGGCAGCTTGCTGCTTATCGGTAGGACTCGACGAAACCAAGTTGCTCAAGGCTTATGGCGAGCGCACGCTCAACTCTGCCGATCCACTTCGTCACATCGGCTTGCGTGAGCTCGTCGCCGAGTGCGCACGGCTCGAAGGCTTCGATGTTCCTCGCGTCTTCGGCGATGGAACGGCAACGATTCGCGCTGGCTTCTCGACGCTGTCGCTGCCCGGCATCCTTGAGAACGTCATGAACAAGACGCTTCTGTCTGCCTATGAGTCGACACCGATCGCAGCGTTTGATTTGTGCAGCATCGGAACTGTGAGCGACTTCAAGGAAATCGCCAGATATCGATTGCTTGGTACCGGTGGGTTTGAAAAAGTCGCGCCGGATGGTGAGCTCAAGCATGGCAAGCTTTCCGACCAAAAGTACAGCAACAAGGCTGATACTTATGGCCAGATCCTTGCGTTGACGCGCCACGACATCATCAACGATGACCTCAACGCATTCATGGACATCCCGCGTCAAATGGGTCGCAGCGGAGCCGAGTCGATCGACGACCTGTTCTTCACGCTGCTCCTCAAGAACACCGGGTTCTTCTCCTCGGCTAACGCCAACTTGCTCACGGGTCCAGACACAAAGTTCGGTCCCGAATCGCTCACCGTTGCCAAGACAACCTTCCGCAAACAGAAGGCCGGACCGAGCAACAAAGCCAAGGACCAAAAGCCGATCAACATTCGGCCTGAGTTCTTGGTTGTTCCCGTCGAGATTGAAACCGACGCCGAACTGCTGATGGGCTCTGCGCAATTGATGATCGATGCGCAAGGAACGCCGACCAAGATCCCGGTCGACAACCCTCACCGCAACAAGTACCGCGTCATTTCAACGCCGCACTTGTCGGACAGCTACTACCAGGGAGCCAGCGGCTCGGCTTGGTATCTGTTCGCTAATCCGAATGTGCTGCCGGCATTTGAGATTGTGTTCCTCAATGGTCGACGCACGCCGGTCATCGAACGCGTTGAAATGCCTGCCAACACGCTTGGCATGGGCTTCCGTTCTTACATCGACTTCGGTGTGAACTCGCAAGACCCACGCGCTGCTGTGAAGGTCACCGGCGAGTAAGCCTCGTCTCCTGACCGCTCTGAAACCAACCATTCTTTGTCCTCCAGGATTCCATAGTCCATGCAAGCTCAATTCGTTCATGACGGTAAGGCCGTCGATTTCACTCCCACCGTTGATGTCGCGGTTGGATCAATCGTGATCCAAGGCGATCTAGTGGGGATTACCAAACGCGACATCAAGGCCGGCACGCTCGGCTCGATCGCGGTGGAAGGTGTCTTTGACATTCCCAAAGACCCCGCTCTGGCAATCGAGTTCGAAGCGGGCACCAAGGTCTACGTCGATGAAGACGGGGCTGTGGTCGCTGACGATGTTGGCACCAAGTATCTGGGCAAAGTCGTCACCGACGCTGCCGCCACTGATTCCTTTGTCCGCGTTCGCCTGAGCCAGTGATGAGACACCGTGAGCAACAACGCACAAATCATAAACATTGGAGCGATCCACGTTGCTGACGGCACGACCGTCGACTTCGTACCTGAGGTTGATGTGCCTGCAGGTTCGATCGTCGTCGTGGGAAAGCTTGTGGGCATCGCCAAGTTTGGGATTGGTGCGGGCTCACGAGGCAGCATCACGGTTCGCGGCGTCTTTGACGTCGTAAAGGACCCAACCACCAATATTCCCGCTGGGACGATCCTTTACTGGTCGCAGATCAGTTGGCATGTGGTCAAGAACGCTTACTCCCATTCGATGATCGGCAAAGCCATAGAGGCCGCGCCGCCAGGCACACTCACAGTCCGCTTACGTTTGAGTCAATAGATGATGGCATCAATCGCAAAAGTAACAATCGATCGAGCTCGCGCAACGCAGTCCTTGCGGATGGCCAATGGTCTAGTCAGCCAATGGCTCTCGGTGGGCGAGTTCCGAAGTTGCTTTTGCGTGGCAAGCCAGTCAGTTCCATCGGCATGGATCATCGAAGGTCGTTTACCCAACGGCGATAACGTCCAACTCGCCAGTTACGAGACCGATTTGTTTGATCCGGCCAATCCACGCTACGTCACGATGAAGGCTATGTGTGGGCTGCCTATTCGATTCGTTGCGGCTACGCCTCAAACGAACGCGCGATTGTGGGTGGTATTCAAAAGTTAGCGACGACTACCGCTGGCCCGCACCAGGGGCACGAGTTGGGCCACGGCTCTCCAAACGATCCCTGCGTTTGCGGTCCAGCGTTAGTTGTCACTTCACAATGTTTCTGTTTTCTCTGCTTAAGGATCCGTGTTCTATGAGAATCGCAATTCACGTCGCCATGTTGGCGATCCTCACTTACCTTGCATCTACTGTCTCAGCACAGGAGGTGGTTTGCAAAGATGGCCAATGTTCGATTATCCAATTGGTTCCTCTCACTGAAGAGATTCAGATCGATACATCCACCATCGAAAGCTCGGCCGCTAGCGATGAGGATCGATTCACCCAAGTCATTCGAGCCACAGTTCGTGTCACCATTAGCGGCGTTTGCGGGAGCGGAACGGTTGTCGGTCGCGATGCAGATGGAAACGCGATCGTTCTTACCAACGCTCACGTAGCGGGCACTCAACGAGGTCGCACCGTTAACCTCGAACGGTGGAACTCAGATGGTTCCGTTGAGCGAGGCCGAGGAGCTATCATCTCTTCCGGATATGGCCGAGGGATGAGCGTCGACTTTGCCTTGCTTAAATGCAACGCTGAGTTTGCAAAAGATGTCCGCCCGATCCCGCTCGCCGACCGTTATCCAACCAAGGGGGCAATGGTCAGCACTTACGGCTGCCCTCGCTGTGAATGGCCTAGCTTGCAAGTGCTTAGCTTGAATCGTAGCGAAGGACAAATTCTTACTTGGAAGCCCGAAGCGATTGGAGGTCGTAGCGGTTCTAGCGTGATCGACTATACCGATGTTGGTCCTCGTGTCGTTGGGCTCCTCACTTGGGGAGGCGGAGGCGAAGGGCTTGGTCAATCGACTCCGTTCTTGCTCCAAGCCATGAAGGGCCGTCTGCCGAAATCGCTCGAGGCTCTGCCACAAGGTGTACGCGAAGTTTCCGATGAGCAGGAAAAGTACCACGTTGCGACTTGGCCGACTCAACCTCTGGCTGTGTCGAATCAAACAAGCGATCCCGCGTCACAAGATGTCATTGACTCCATCGTTGAGCCTGATCAAGAAACTATCCTGCGTCCACGTCCTCGGGACGAAGACGGAAAACGCAATCCTGCGGATAGACCTGTCTTGGGATTATTCGAACGCATTCAACGCTGGATTCGCGACAAGCTCCTTATCGGATTGCTTGTGATTGGAGCCTTCGCCGCAGGCGTCCTTTTCGGACGATCGGGAAGAAAGATTCTGCCTGTGTAGCATGCGTCCGTTCAAAGTTGTTGTCTTTCGTCTCTATGCTCTAGGACACAAGTCTGCACTATGTTTCATTGGATTGGATACTTGCTGTGTTGCTATTTGTCAGCGGATCTTTTGGCTGGCTTCTGGCATTGGTGGGAAGATCGTTACGCGGATGTGAAGTGGCCACTGATCGGCGATTGGATTGCCAAACCCAATCAGCTGCATCATGACCAACCTTTGGCATTCCTAGATCAAGGTTATTGGTCTCGCAACTCAACAACGATCATTCCCGCAGCGATCGCGTTCTTGCTAACGGTACCGCATCCAATCTGTGGAGTATTTGTGTTTGTGAGTCAAGCAAACGAGATTCACGCCTGGGCTCATAGCAAGGGAAAGGTCGCCTCATGGATCGACGCACTGCAATCGATAGGTTTGTTGCAATCTCCAAAGCATCACGCACAACATCACGTTGATCCATTTGAATCGAAGTACTGCGTGATGACTGACCTGCTCAATCCACTGCTTGATCGACTCAAGTTCTGGCGACGATTGGAGTGGATTGTTGAGCGAACGCTGGGAGTTGTTCCAAACAAATGAGCGATTTACTGAAGAACGGCCAGGAGTGGCTTGCCTCAAAACTCACCCAACACGCATCTCGTCAGGTCGTATATCGCCGAGGAGAGCTGGGGGCCACTCTCCAAGCAACGATTGGCAAGTCGATGTACGACCAGGACGATGGCGAAGGCATTGTGACTCGCAGCCAAGTCCGTGATTTTCTGATCGATACCTATGCCCTACTTTCCTCGATTATCGGAACGTTGCCACGCCGCGGTGACACCATCGTGGAGATCGATGGCGACCACACCTTCATCTTTGAAGTGATGGCCCTTGGTGGCGACCCACCTTGGCGCTACAGCGACCCATTCCGTTTGAAACTCCGCATTCACACCAAACAGATCGAATCCCATCCGTCATGACGACAGTTTTACAAGTTGCCGATAGTGTCACCGCCCAGCTCAATGCCGCTGAGTTCGATTTTGACTTCGTTGCCGAGCGGATGTACGTTCCCAACTTCGACCTCGAAGACATGAAAGAACTCCGCGTGACCGTTGTGCCTCGCGATGTTGAGCTATTCCCTCACGACCGCGCCCACAACAAGTACCACTGCCGGGTTGATGTCGCGGTGCAGAAGAAGTTTTCGAAGGGAACCAACGAGGAGATCGATCCGCTGGTTGATCTTGTGGAAAAAATTGCCGACGAGTTTCGCTTGAAAAGGCTCGATTCATTTCAAGCCGCTCGCTGCGTGAAGGCCGAGCATGCCGTTCTGTACTCCAGCGAACACTGGGAACAACTGCGTCAGTTTACAAGCTTGTTGACCCTAACCTTTGAACTGGCGCGATGATCAAGATCACGGTCCGAACTCAATTCGATAAGCGAAAGCTCAAGAAGAAGGCGGAAACAGCAACCTTCACTTCTCTGAGCGAGGCCGGCGGTGCAGTTCGAAAGACAGCCAAGCGGAGCATTCGGAAATGTAAAAAGGCATCCAAGCCCGGGAGCCCGCCGCACACGCAAACAGGCATGCTCAAGCGAGTGATTCGGTACGACGTCACCAACAACCGAACCGTTGTCGCAATCGGTCCTGTGAACGAGATCGCTGGACGGATTTGGAACTTGCATGAATTCGGTGGCGTGGCAACCAAGCGTCGAAAGCTCAAGCCGCATCGATTCAAGGTTGGCGAGCATGGTCCCATCCGTGCCATACAACACGGAAGCAAGACCAAGTTTGCGAGGATCGAACTGCGATCTGCGGCGCAAGCCAACCGAGCAACTCGCTTGATTGTCGAGGAGAACGAACGGCGCAGTGACAACAAGCCTCGCCATTATCCCAAGCGACCATTCATGAAGCCGGCTCTGGAAGCCAATCGGAGTCGGCTCCCCACGTTCTGGGCCAACTCAGTCAAGTAAACGTTCGTCAAAAGGAATCATTCACAATGCCAGAAGTAAGACTTGGTCTCGAAGCCGTCCTCACCATCGACGGTGCCGAGATCACCAACGTCAAGGATTTGACCGTCAGCCTCGAGAAGGCCGAAGCGGATGCCAGTACTCGCGCGAACAACGGTTGGCGTGCGACTGTGGGAACGCTTAAGGACGCATCCATCGAGTTCACGGTCCTCAATAAAGAGGGTGACTCTGCTTTTGGCATGCTTCAAGGCCTATGGAGTTCAGGTGATCCGTGTGATGTCGGTATTAGCGATGCCGGTGGAACGCTCACTCTGACTTGCGAAGTTATGACCTTCAATGTCAACCAGAACTTGGAGGAGGTCATTTCGGCTGATGTGACTCTCAAACCAACGCAATCGACTGGCGGTGGTGGCATGAATGTGGGACCGGGCTTGGCTGGTCCTTGATCGCTGTCGTTGTGGTTGGTTTAGAGGATTCATAATACTCAGGGAGGCATCATGCAGAAGTTCGTTGACCGCGCCGGTCGCATTTGGATTGTGGATATCGACAACACGACGCTGCGCCGCGTGAAGACTCTCACCGGAGTGCATCTTCTTGAAGCAATCGATGGTGATTTGATCACGCGACTCTCGACCGATCCATTGCTCCTGGGCGATGTGCTCTTTGCAATCTGCAAGCCGCAAGCGGACCAGCAGCAGATCACCGACGAAGCTTTCGGCGAGGGGCTCGCTGGCAATTCTATCGACGATGCCACCGGTGCACTCCTCGAAGCACTGATCAATTACTTCCCGGAGTCGCGACGCCGTCTTCTGCGGAAGGCGGCCGAGAAGCAGAAGCTGATCGAGACACGGGGGATCAGTGCGATCGAGAAGCGACTGGACGATCCGAACTTGGTCGACAAGTTCGTAGAAGATCTCGAACGCAAGCTCGCTGTGCCGACATTGAACGACTCATCGTCCGACTTGCCGGCATCGTCGGAGTCGATCCAGGTCCCTTAACACTTCGCCAACTTGTGCTGATGGCTGAGGCCAAACGCCAACACGATTGGAATGTCGCGAGCACGATCATGGCGTTGATGGCCGAGATGAACCGTGATCGTAAGAGACGTCGCAAGCCATTCAAGCCCGACGACTTCAATCCCTACGCAGACCAAAAGCCAATCGTTGCTCGCGGAACTGTTGAACAAGCAGCTGCGATGCTCGGTGCTAACTTTCAACCAAGAACGTCAGAATCGCCATGTCGCAAGTCAGAGCCGGAGGAGCATACGTCGAGCTGACCGCGAGGAGTGCCCAGTTCCTCAAGGGACTCGAAGCTGCGCAAAAGCGGCTCAAATCGTTCGGGGCGTCCACGCGACTGGTCGGCACCAAGCTCACTGGCCTTGGCGTTGCCGCCGCCGCACCTGTGGGAGCCAGCTTGGCAGTCTATACCAGTTTCGATGATGCGATTCGGGCCGCAGGCGCAGCTGCCAATGCAACCGGCGCGACATTGGAATCGCTGCGTAACAAAGCAAAGCATTTGGGAGCCACAACAAGTTTCTCGGCCAGTGAGGTCGCTTCTCTGATGACTGAACTCGGTCGAGCAGGTTTCTCACCCAAGCAGATTGAAGAGATGACCGGCGCGGTCATGAATCTAGCAAGAGCCACTGGGACGGATGCAACCGTTAGCTCTGGGATCATGTCAGCCACGATCCGTCAATTCAGCTTGGAAGCAACCGATGCTGTGCGAGTCTCGGATCGATTGACCGCAGCAGCCAACATGTCCTTCAACTCGGTTGAGTCGCTTGGGGAAGCGTTGCAATACGCCGGTCCTGTGGCAGCCGATGCCAACATGAGCCTCGAAGAAACGCTTGCCGTTCTTGGCACGCTCGGAAACCTCGGGATTCAGGGTAGTGAAGCCGGTACAGCATTACGTCGATTACTCACTCTGAGCGCGGCAGAGTCTGAGAAGTTTCAAAAGGTATTCGGCGTTGCGACCAAGGATGCCCAAGGGAATGCACGCGACCTAGTCGACATTCTTGGCGAAGTTGCCGCTGCATCGGCCAACATGGGAAGCGGTGATCGTGCCCAAGCCTTTAACGAAGTCTTCGGTTTGATGGGCATTACCAGTGCTTCGGCCATTGGAAAGACGGTCACCGACACCAAGAAGCTGCTTGCCGACCTGAAGAAGTCAAATGGCATCGCCGACAAGACCGCACGCGATATGGATGCAGGGATCGGTGGCGCGTTTCGAATCCTGAAAAGCTCGATCGAGGGCGTGGCCATTGCGATTGGTGAATCGCTGGACCTCTCGGTCACCAAAATGATGAACGCAATCTCTCGGGCTCTCTCCGGTCTGATTGAATGGATCGGCAAGAACCAGGAAGTTGTCAAGAAAGTCGCGCTGATCGTTGCCGGCGTCGTTGCTGTCGGCGCGGCTTTCATCGGTATTGGCAGCGCTGCTGGTGTGGCCGCGTTCGCTGTTGGTGGGCTAGCTTCGATGTTCTCACTAGTAGGAACCGCGATCGGTGTCCTGGTAACCATGATCGGCGCTCTGTTCACACCTATCGGACTTGTTGTCGCTGCAGTTGCCGCACTGGGTGCCTACTTCGTCTACTCATCCGGCATCGCTGGCGAAGCGATCGAGTATTTGAAAGGCGTCTTCGAAACGCTGAAGGCTGACACGATCAAAGCCTTTGGTGCGATCGCCAATGCACTGGCTGCCGGCGACATCACCGCAGCGGCCAACGTTCTGTGGACTTATCTCAAGCTCCAGTGGATCAAAGGCACAACCTATCTCAAAGGAGTGTGGGCCGACTTCACCAATTACCTGTCCGATGTTTGGGGCGACACCGCTTATGCGATTGGCGATGTGCTGATCAGTGCCCTATCAGGACTTGCAAGCGTATGGAATGCGACGCTCGGTTTCATGGCCGATGGTTGGACAATCCTCACGACCTCGGTACAGAAGGGGTGGAACTCGACAATCGGATTTCTGAAAAAGGGATTCATTCGATTGCGTGAGCTGGTGGATATAGCCGGCGATGTTTCTGTGCAGATTGGTGGCGTGCTCATCAATGCGCTTGCAGGCGTAGAGACCGCCTGGGTCGAAACCATCGACTATCTCGCTGATACATGGTCGGTGTTCGTCGCCCAAGTCAAATCGATGTGGAACTCGACCGTCGGCTTTCTGCGCAAGGCCTGGATCAAGCTGAAATCGCTATTCGATGACGATGTGAATGTCGAAGTTGAAATGGCCAAGATCGACAAGGAGATTCGAACAGCCGACGAAGCTGAAGAAAATAAGAAACAGCAAGCCATCGCCGATCGCATGAAGCGACGCGACGCACGCAAGCAACAGATCGAATCCAATCGTGTTCAGATGCAGGAAGGGATTAAGCAGCAACTTGAGGAACGTCGCAAGGCCCGCGCTGGTCGCGACATTGATGGCGAGATGGCGGTCATCGATCAGGAGACCGAAGCCAAGAACCAAACCGTTGATGCGTCCAAAGAGGAGCAGTTCAAGCAAAACGAAGCGGCGGGTCTCACGCGACAAAAGACTATCGATGACACCACCGCTGGCGTTCAAAAGACTCTTGATCAAATGCGTGAGGAAGCTCGCATTGCCCGCGAAGCCGGTCGCCAGTCGCCAGAAGATCGTGCCAAGGAGCGTGACCAGCAAGTAGCCGCAGCTCAAGCGGAGTTCGATGCGGCTGTAGAAACAGCCAACGCAGCCAAACCCCAAGAACCAACACCCGCTAAAGAGCCTGGTCTTCCGATTCCAGAGATGCCGAATCCGCCGAAGTCCGGCGCACTGAAGGTTCCCAAGGTTGAAGTGGATGGCATCAAAGATCCAAAACTGAAGCCGCCCAAGAAAAAGGATCTTAAGCTTGGTTTGGATCGGTCTGCCAAAAATTCAATGGATCGATTCTCCGATGGCC